ACATGTAAAACTGCATTACTAATATAATAAACTGGAGAATTTTTACTGGCATAATATATGCTATCAGTATTAGCAGCATTACTTCTAAAAGCTGCATTTATTGGACTACATTTCAAGTCTTCTCCGCCAGAGCCTGTTTTTCTTACAACGTCTATAATTTTAGAATTAGTCACTAAAGGAAGAGTTGTAGGTGAATTGCTTAATGATTGAGATGAAGCAAATAAAGGTAGCATATCTGGATTAGATTTCTCTATTATAGATATGATGTACTGCACACCATTTGCTAAAAATTTAGATACTTCAGTATTCTTACCTGTAGTACTACCAGAGTAATATCCTATGTCATCAATAAATGCCATTACGCATCCTGTCCTTTTCTAGACCTTAACATCTTTTCCCTAGCTGTCATTTTCTTAGCTTTAGGAGTTTCTCTAGATATTTTTTTAGCTGTAGAAACCAATTTCCCTCTAGACATATTAGCTTTACGAGCCATTGCTTTTATAATAGCTATATTGTTTTTTTTCATTGCTAACATAACAACTTTGGCTACTGCACTTGTCATTTTTTATTCCCCTTTGACTTTTTACTATCGGTGTTTTGCTTTCTACGGCTATTATCATTATTTTCTTCTTTGCCCGATTTCCAGGGCCCACCAATATCATTGCTCGTTACTACTGTCATATTTGACCTCTTTTTAAATGGATAAGGCATCAGTAGTAAAGGGGGGTATAAAACCCCCCTAAACTTAACCTATTAAATGATATCTAACAAGTTATACCTATGCTCCGAATTTTAACAAAGTATGAGTTTCAGGTAAAGAAATCTCTAGACCAGCTTCGGTCAAGACCATATCTTTACGTCCGTCAACGTTGTTATTTTGTACATTAGTGATAATCTGCGTGTCTCTCGACGTGCCGTTAGCAGCTAATGGACGGTAAGCTATATTCTTAAGGTCTACCATAATGGCATAATCTTCCCACATACCTCTAAATAAAGGCTGTTCGACAAGATGTAAATCCCCATAAAGAGTATTTACTTTAGTTACATTATGTCCAAAAGAACCTTTAATGTTCTGTATGTCCATGCCATAACCATTTGAACCACCGCTAGTTGTAGCTGTGTGTCCAAGTGCCATTGTGTTTCCTAAGAAAGAGTCTCCGCCAAGTTTGTTAAAGTAAGAAAGTACTTTACGAGAAGCAAGAACTAGCTTGTTACCACTATTTCCTGATTCAGGTGAGAACACATCTTCCATTGCATCTATGAATGTATCATAAGTAGAGGTACCATAGGAAAAATTCTTAATTTTACCATAAGCCTCTGTATAAGGTACAATTCCCCACGACCGTCTTACAGGCCCTGTTGCTGTTGAATCGTCTGAACCTATACCAAACAACATTGCGTGTTCTAAGTCCATTTTGTGTTCCATTAACTTTTCTTGCCATACTCGCTTGTACTCATTAGACACACCACGATAGCGTGTTGCTAATGAAGTTCCACTAAATAAAGAAATTGCTGTCTTAAAAATCTGACAATAACCTTCTCTATCATAGAACTCGTCTTTCCATCCTTCAGGATCAGTTGAACCCTCAGCAAAAGCTGAGCCAACAACTTGACCTAATTTCGCAGCATCAATACGTAACTTACTAGCATTAGCTGGAGCTATAAGCCCAGAATTAGAACTAGTAGGTACATACATTGCTTTGATAAAAGTTGCAGTAATCTGCGTATGAGCAGTACTAGTTGCAATATCTGGATTAGCACTTATTTTATAATAAGCTACTGCACCAATATCACTACCATCACTACCATCTGCATCATACTCACACCCAACTGCCACAATCTGATTGTTCAATAAGAACTTAGGTTGTGTAGCTGTAGTTACAACTCTACCATATTCATCATAAAGACAGTCAACTATAAGATCAGTTACGTTCCAACCGCTTGAATAAGCAGCAGTAACTTTAGCTGTTTTTACTTTAAAGTTTCGTCGTTGCCATTGGTGACGCTGTTCTAAAAATTTAAAAACAGGATCATCAGTAGGCTTCTTCGCTACTTTAGACAAATATGTGAAGAATGGAGACTGTTTAGGAGCGAGTTCAGCAACTTTTTCACCAAAGTTAAACATTCGTCTTGAATGATCAACTGAAGATGACTGCATTGATCCGCCTGAGCCGATACTAAATACGTTTGCCATAATTTACTCCGTTTGTTTCCAATTAATTAAATGGGTTCTGTTTATTATAGTCACCAATCATGCTGTCCATAATAGTTTCTTCAATCGAACCCGTGTTTTGTCTATTTTGAGAAGGTAAGACACCCATAGACGCTGGAACTTGCTGTGCCCTTTTCACTTGTTGAAACTCTCCAGAAGGAGAGTTAGCAGGTGTTTCAGGGGAACTTAATCCTTTATCTGATGCATATAATTTCCAAAGATTATCAAGACTTATTGAACTTGGGTCAGACATTACTCTAACAAAATCATTTGCAGTGTTTTGGTCAACTTTAAATTGATCCATAACCTGAGAACGAATATTTGTTACTTCTTGAGCTTGCTGTTGTTCTGCTTGTTGACGCTGTATATCAGCTTGACGTTGTTGCTGAGTTTGCTCTCGCTCGTCTTGCAACATTGCCATCTGATACTCAAATTGCATGTTTTTATAGTCATCCATTTCATCTCGCCAAGCTTGTTCTGAGCGAGTAAATTTAGCACTATCTGAATTTGGGTCAGCCATCGCTTCATCCATTGAAAAATTATAAGGTCTTTCTGGCTTCTCTGGGGGAGAAGGAAATTCAGGTTCAACCTCTTGAGCAGGCTGTTCTTGTTGAGGAGTTTGTTGTACAGCTAAGTTATTAAACTGAGCTTGTATTTGATCACGTTCATTCTTCAACTTATCAGCTTGAGACTGCCAATATTGATACCTAACTTCCTCGTTTTCAGCCTGGGGCTGAACTGAAGGTTCTTCTGCAGGTTGTTGTTCTATGCTCTCAGGTTGAGATATAGCTTCTTCAACTTGGTCAAAGGCTTCCGAGACACTACCTTGTTCTCCACCAAAAATGACATCTTCAACTACAGAACCTTCATTTACTGCTCCCGTATCAACGCTGTGAACTTCGAGCTGAGGGGTATCTGTTTGTTCTATTTCTGCCATAATGTTCTCCTATTTTTTGGATTGCTTCTTCTTAGGGCCTGAAGGAGGTGAATCCTGTTTCGAAGCAGCATTAGCTACTTCTTTTTTTATTCCACCCATAGCGTCATCTAGGCGTTTCTCAAAAAGAGTGCCAGACATTTTAGCCTTATTTGTCGTTGCCTTCAAATCAGACTTTGTTTTTTCGATTTCAGCTTTCATCTTAGCGTGATATACTTCACGCTCTCTTGTTTGCAAGTCACCTTGCATTTGTTCTATTGTTTCAGTAGCTTGTTGTATCTGCTGCTGTAACTGTTGAATCAAATCTGTTCTTTGCATTACGCCTTCCATGTCAAAGACTTCTGTTTTCTTTAACACTTCTTGCTTATCAATAATACCTTTTTCATAGGCATCCATATACATTTCTAGTTGTGCCATTCTATTTGTTGGCATTGTTGAGCCAGTTACGACTACTACATCATATTTCCCTACAGTGATATCATTTATAACTTTTATAACACCAGTTTTATCATCAAACAATCTTTTATTTACAGTATACTCATTTAAACTGTTATTAGGCTGTATAAGCCTTACTACTTTTTCAGTAGTATATAATTGTTGCATCATAGGTATAACTATATTCCCAAGTCTATTCAATCCAGCTTCAATATCAGCTAGTTTACTTTTCATTTTACGTTGACCAAATTCATCAAGGCTTACAGTTGCCTTATAAGTATGAGGAGCTACAGCAGAATTACCCATTGTCATTTCATATAAACCAAGCTGATGGTCTATGTCATTCTTTGCTGTCATTTCATTTGAATATAATTCGTTCGGTAAGGGAGTTGGCTGAATTGGCGTTGGCTGCCCTTGATCAAAATCAACCTCGATGGCTACTCCAGGCTGGGCCCATTTCTGCTCAAACTCCCTCATATCTACCGAACCTGATGGTATTAAAATTTTTGTATTCGTACTTGTTGTTGCATGGGCGATAATCAAACTTCTCGTTTTATTAATGTATTCCTGCATACCTTTAACCATACGAACATCTGACATGGGATAGGGTGTTCTGGTATGTTGGTTCATAAAAAACACAATAGGATACTTATCTATAGGAAGGATACGAGAATATAGAAGTTTATCGCCCATAATTACACATTGCTTAATTCTTTTAGTTGGCACTGTCACAACTTCGACTTGGCCCATATCTACTAATTCTTTAAAAGTTATTTGCTTGACTTCAGGTCTAGAAGGCATTTCCACTCTTCCCTCTTGGGTACTTTGCTGAACTTTTTGCTGATATAATGTTTCAAGTTGTTGGATAGCCGCTTGAGCTTGTTCTTGCTCAGCTATGACTTGTCCTTGTATTATCCAAGCTGGTTGGTTTAAATATTCAATGTAATCTTCTTCGCTAAGTAAGTCTTCATCCCCAGTCATAGATTCAAACACTCTATAATAATCAATCATTAAAGGATAGTATCTTTCGTAACCCCTAATATACTCATCGTTCTCGCCAAAGTTTGCTGTTGTCATTGTTTCTGCAGTCTCAGGCCAAGTTGTCTCACCATTATCTTCACGGCCTGTGCTAGGCCTATCTGTTAAAAAGTTTTCTGTAGTAGCATTCCCAATAGCTTTTTTATACATAGGGTATAAAGACTTGGCTTGTTCTTTAGTATACAATCTAGATATAATTACATTTGCAGCGTCATCTCCATGAGGACTTCTTGAGTTAGGGTCTATGTAAACATCTAATGGGTCTATATCATGTATACAAACCTCACCTTTTCCCATGTCCATCATTGGGTCTATATATACAAGAGCACAACCTAATCCAGTAACGTAATAATCATCTACAATCCTTCTCATTACTGTATTACCTTCAGAGATTTGCCATATATACTCAAGTAAGCCATTCATAGCTTGTGCTACTTGATTATCGCTATCTTCTCTTGGGGATACTCTAAACTGAGGTTTATTTGCAGTTATTAAAGCTTTTGCAGCTTCTACTGCTGGATGCACACGATTAACAACAAGGGCTGCTTGCCCTCTCTCTTCAAGAACTCGTTTTTGATCAGATGTCCATTGCTTTCCTAATCTAAATTCACGGTCTTCTTGAGCATGAGTTGCCCATACTTCACGTTTTTTAGAATAAGTCTTCCATAGACTTTGAGTCTCATCAACGAGCTTCTTGCCTGATTTTTGTGATTTTGAACTGTAAGCCATCATTTAATATTACGAACTACATAGTTAACCAGTCAAGTACTTTATTGCGTTTTATTTCAAGCGATACATTAGGGTCAAAGTCAGCTTTTTTTACCCTACAAGGCCTTGAACCTTCTAATGCAGTCCATATAGCATCCATTATATCATCGTTTTTACCTCTAGGATAAGATAGAAACTCTTGTTGTGCTGATAAATCTTGCGGTCTAAAGAAAAATTGTTTCTTGGCAAACGAAGGGACTAATGATAATAATCGTTCACTTTTTCTATTTCTTGGCTTTACACCTTTTTCTAATCCAGGTATATATAAATTTTTCTCAAGCATCATTGCTCTAGTTGCACTCCTTAAAGCTTCTTGATAAGCAACAGTTTCTATCTTCATTCTTTTTGGAAGATATCTCTCATAAACGTCAATAATTTTTTGAGGTTGCTTCGCAGGATCGAGTCTTTTCCTGTAAATGTCGACAACATACTTATTCCCATCAGCATCAATAGCGATGGTAGCAATAACGAAATAGTCAGCACGGGCACTAAGACTAGATGCAGGATCAACTCCAGTATAGAGTTCGACTGGTATAATTTTTTTCTCATCTCCAACCTCCCTTGTTAAGCAGGGTTGATTATTAATTCTTTCAAAATCGTAATGATGTAAATGTATATAGTCAGGCTTAAATGGAGCATCGTCAGGAGATTGAGCAATGTTCATGTATTCTTGGTAGAATCCATTTATATTACCAACACTCTCAAATTCACTTTTTATTTCTAGGATTCTCTTCTTAGGAAACCTTTGGGGCCATATACTTTTTTCATCATCATCCCAAATGCTATACCATAGAGTATTCCAAGCAGGACTATCTTTTGCCCAATATAAGAAACAATCTTCAGAAATAACAGTACCAATCATAACTATTCTTC